GTATTTGTGGCGATTGTGGAAGCCATGGTGCCGGTGGGCAAAGCGACAATAGGTGGCGTAGAGACAGACCAGAGTACTGTAATGAAAAAACAGCGGTTCGGTGCTGAGTTCAGGATGCGGTACTTGATCGGCCTGTGGGATAAACGGTGTAGCGCTCCTGCGATCGCTCCGAACAAGTATTTTCCTCCGGATCTGATCACGGAACAGAAGACTGCCATTACCAATCAGTACTTGCTGCCGATCATGTATGCGGAGGACTATGGGAAAGCTGCCAAGCGTATGCTATCCCAGTATTACAGAGAAGCGCTGGATGGTGTTACACCAGTTGACGGCTGGGAGCTGGCAAGACGGATGAAACTTGAGGTACGGCGGGTACGCTTTGAACCCGGCAGCGATATTCAGGGACGAATCTACTTTGACTGGACCTGGGTCAGGATCAGAGACGAAAAGGGACAGTGTCACGAGGAGAAGATCCCGCCGATGACAGTGCTCATCAACATCGACTTGTGTCCAACAAAGGAGATTGAGAACAGCACGATCGTCCATGAGTGCTGTCATGTATTTCTGGATCTGCCGTTCTTTAAACTGCAGATGCTGAGCGGGAAGCCCTTTACATCTTTTACCAGCAGGAAGCGGCAGAAGCGGAAATACCCGCAGACGAATGGGCCGATTGACTGGATGGAGTTGCAGGCGGAGAAGCTTCCGGCATATGGAAAAGGCGATCACGACCCTGAACGAGGTCAAGGAAAGCATCATCAATGCTTACGCCTATAAGACCGGCCTGACTCGGAACCGAATCAGTAAGCTCATGAGCGATGAGACCTGGCTCAATGCCAAGAAGGCGGTGGAGCTTGGCTTTGCCGATGAGATTCTCTTTGAGAATAAGCCGAAACCGGAGGAAGAGCCTGAAAAACCCGAAGAGGAAAATCCTGATAAGGAGGAAGGCGGAGATGAAGGCAAAGAAGGCGGCGAGGAAGAAAAGAAGAAGCCCTTCCAACTGGGGAACGCCATGTGGCAGTTCTCTTCCCGGCTCATGGGCGAAACCATTCTCAACCGACTCGGCGCGGAATGTAAGCCTAAAGGCGAAGAACCTGAACCGGAAGCCGGAGATCCGGCACCGGAACCTGCCAAGGCAGGGGTAACCGATTCTCCCGTGGAGGACAAGCCGAAAGCGCCGGTGATCGGCATGGACGGCAAAACCGAGGACGGCGCGATGCCGTATGAAATCCTGAAAGACAAGCTGGAGTGGCTGAAATGAGGCTGCCCCGGCTTTCTTTATGCCCCAAAACAATGACGACCGGAGCGATTTCTCCGGAGAAAGAGGTATCTCATGAATAAGATTATGGAACTTCGCAATAAGCGCAATACCCTCTGGGAGCAGACCAAGAATTTCCTGGAGGAGCATCGCGGCGACAACGGCCTCGTGGAGGCTTCCGCTGTCGAGCAGTACAACAAGATGGCTGCGGACGTGCAGGCCCTCGGCACGGAGATCGAGCGCCTGGAGCAGCAGGCAGCCTTCGATGCCCAGCTGTCCCAGCCCACTACGCATCCCGTCACAAATAAGCCCATGGCGAAGAAGACGGAGAATGTGGCTCCGACCGCGACTGAGGAGTATTCCGGCGCGTTCTGGAATATGATCCGCAACCAGGGCGACCAGTTCGCTGTCCGCAATGCCCTGTCCGTGGGCGAGGACACCGAGGGCGGTTATACCGTGCCTGACGAGTTCGAGCGCAAGCTGATCCAGGCGCTGGAGGAGAACAACATCTTCCGCCAGCTGGCGACCGTCATCCGCACCAACTCCGGTACCCGTAAGATCCCCATCGCCAACGACACCATGGAAGCGCAGTGGATCGATGAGGGCGAGGAGCTCCCGGAGACCAACACCAAGTTCGGTCAGACCACGCTGTCCGCTTACAAGCTGGGCACGATGATCAAGATCAGCAACGAGCTCCTGCACGATTCCGCCTTCGACCTGGCGAGCTATATCGCTTCCCGCTTCGGTGTGTGCATGGGTAACGCTGAGGAGCGTGCCTTCTTCACCGGCGATGGTGATAAGAAGCCCCTGGGCATCCTGGCAGATGTCGGCGGCGCGGAGCTGGGTGTGACGGCTGAAGCGGAGGACCTCGTGACCTTCGATGAGATCTTCGATCTCTATTACAGCCTCAAGAGCCCCTATCGCCGCAGCGCTCAGTTTGTCTGCAATGAGACCCTACTCCTGCAGCTGATGAAGCTCAAGGACAAGAACGACAACTATATCTGGAAGCCCTCCCTGGACATCGCCAAGCCCGATACCATCCTGGGCCGCCCGATCCGCACCAGCTCCTTCATGCCCGGCATCGCCAAGGGTGAGAAGGTCCTGCTGTTCGGCGACCTCAAGAACTACTGGGTTGCTGACCGTCAGAACCGTACCTTCCGCCGCCTGAACGAGCTGTACGCCCGCACCGACCAGGTGGGCTTCATGACCACCCAGCGTGTGGACGGCCGCCTGATCCTGCCGGAGTCCGTGAAGGTGCTGAAGATGGCTGGTACCAAGGCTGCTTCTACCACGCCCACGACCGATCCGGACGAACAGCCCGGCGGCTGATGAGGGATTACAGGGGCAGGGAAAGTACCTCTGCTCCTTTCCTTTGATGGAAGGAGGCTGACAGATGAGCCTGATTACAACCGATGAAGCAAAGACCTACCTCAGAGTGGACAGCTCCATGGAGGACGGCCTGATCGACAGCCTCCTGATGACTGCCGAGAAGATCAGCGCCGATGTGGGCCGGATGAACGCGGTGGAATGGGAGCAGCTCTGCGATGAGAGTACCGAGGAAATGACCGTCCATGGGGAGGACATCCTTGTGGGAGACATCCTGCAGCTTAGGGCTCTCATGCGGACGGCGGTGCTTTTCTCCCTCGGATACCTGTATGAGCACCGGGAGGAGGCAGACCACCACGAGCTGGTGATGACCCTCCGGAACCTCCTGTCCTCTGTGCGGGAAGGGGTGTTCTGATGGAGCGGAAGATCGCAAGGTTTAATGAACGGCTGACCGTCCAAAAGAACACGGTGACCGTGGATAAATACGGAAACCACAAGAACGCCTGGACGGATTACTATTCCTGCTGCACCTACGCCAGCACCTATCAGTATGACAAAGAAAATGAGGCTGCCACCACGACCGAGGAGCAGACCATCAACTTTGAAGTCCGCTGGTGCCCGGAGCTTTCTGACCTCGACAGCACACACTACCGGGTCGCGTTCAAGGATTCCACCTACGACATCCAGTCCGTGGATTTCATGAATTACCAGAAGAAAACTGTCCGAATTGTCTGCAAGCTGCAGAAGAAGGGCGGCGCAGTATGAGCAGGACAGTGAGCATTGACGAGATGGCGGCAGCCATCAACGAAGGGCTGGAGGAGTATGCAAATCTCTCCGCCCAAGGCGTGAAGTCTGCCGTCAGGAAGACCTCCAAGGCGGTGAAGGACCAGATCAACGGCTCCGCACCTGTGAGGACGGGCCGCTACGCAAAGAGCTGGAAGGTCAAGACTACGGCGGAGAGCAGCCAAAGTCTGGAGCAGACGGTGTATTCGCCTAATCGCTACATGCTGTCTCACCTGCTGGAGAAGGGACATGCCAAGCGGGGCGGCGGTCGTGTCCGGGCTATCCCGCATATCGCGCCTGCGGAGGAGATGGGCATCGAAATGCTGGAAGGTCTGATCGAGAAGGCGCTGAAGGGGTGACGATATGACGCATGAAGATGTAATGGCGATGCTGGAGGAGATGTCCCTTCCCGTCGCATATGACCACTTTGCAGAGGGCGAGTCTCCGGACCCGCCTTTTGTCTGCTTCCTTTATCCGCAGAACGTTCCCATTGGCGCGGACGATACCGTGTATTACCAGCTCCATCACCTCGACATCGAGCTGTACACGGATGAGAAGAACCCGCCCCTGGAAGCCAGGGTGGAGAAGCTCCTGACAGAGCATGAGCTGTTCTTCCATAAGTCGGAAGTGTGGATCGAGGAAGAGAAGATGTACGAAGTGCTGTACGAGGTCACGATTGACCTCCAATACGAAGAAGGCCCGGAAGGGTCAGAAAGTGAGGATAACCCATGAGCAAGAAGAAAAACAAGGTCCGCTTCGGTCTGAAGAATTGCTATTACGCAAAGGCAACCTTCGACGAAGACGGCAATGTGACCTATGGCAAGCCGGTACGCTTGCCTGGCGCGGTTTCCATCGGCCTTGATCCCGAGGGCGAGAGCGAGAACTTCTACGCCGACGATATCGTGTATGTGGTTCTCAACAACAACGCCGGTTACGAGGGTGACCTGGAACTGGCCCTGATCCCGGAGGAGTTCCTGAAGGACATCCTGCACGAGGAAGAGGACGCCAACGGTGTGCTGCTGGAGAACGCGGACAACACCTTCGAGCGTTTTGCCCTGCTGTTTGAGTTCACCGGCGATCAGAAAGCGATCCGCCATGTGTTCTACTGCTGCAGCGCGTCCCGCCCCTCTGCGGAAGGCGACACCAAAGAAGACGAGAAGGACGTCCAGACCGAGGAACTGTCCATCATCGCTTCCGCGCTGGCGAACGGCTATGTGAAGGCCAAGACCGGCGAGAATACCAGCAAGGCTGTGTACGATGCCTGGTACGACGAGGTTTATATGCCGCCCGCTTCAGAGGAACCCGAGGATGAGTCCGGCGAGAACGACGGCGAAGATCAGCCTGCGGGCTGAGACGAAAACGGCAGGGATGAAACACTCCCTGCCAGCTCTACATGAATACTTGATTGGAGGATAAAAACCTATGGCAGTGACCAAGAAAATAGAGATCGACGGCAAGCAGGTGGAGTTCAAGGCTTCTGCTGCCATTCCCCGTATCTATAGAAACAAGTTCGGCAGGGACGTGTACAAGGACCTGATGGCACTGAACGACGCCATCAAGGATCAGGACGAGGGGGCTTCTATGCTGGACGGCTTCTCCCTGGAGATGTTCGAGGATCTGAGCTTCGTCATGTACTGCGCCGCGCACCCGGACGAGAAGTACGACAGCCCGGATGAATGGCTTGACCAGTTCGACACCTTCAGCATTTATCAGATCCTTCCGGAGCTGATCGACCTGTGGGGCATGAACATCAAGACCACCGTGCCCGCAAGAAAAAACTAAGGAAGACAGAGCGGCCAATGACGACTGCTCTGTTTATGCTCCGCTGTGTGCAGCTGGGGCTTAGTATCGCTGACCTGGACCTTTTGACCATCGGCTCCGTGAACGACATGTTCCATGAGCACAGCCGGGATGAGATCCATTGGCGGGAAGAAGCGACGCAGGCGGATATGGATAAAATCTAAGCGAGAGCAGCGGATGTTCCGACAGAATGTGTTGTTCAAAATAACTTTACAATCAGGTTTGCTTCCTCCACTTGACTTTTCCTTTCTCACTCGCTAAAATAGAAAGCGAGAAAGAAAGAGAAAGAAGCGAAAGGAGAGAAAGCAGATGATAGAAGGCGTCGATACTGAGTTCAAGGAATTGGACCGGGTGAAAGGAACATTGCCTGATAGTGTTCCGAAGGAGATAGTAGCCTTTGCAAATACGGAAGGCGGGGAGTTATATGTCGGTATTCGCAATGATGGCAGTGTGGTCGGTGTATCCGATCCAGACGATGTCATGACACGCATTTCCAATGTGGCGCACGATACGATATTGCCCGACATTATGCCGTTTATCCAGATTCGTCCTGTAGAGATGGAAGGCAAGCAGGTTGTGAAAACAACCATAGCGGTAGGAACAGAGAGACCGTATTATCTGGCAAAAGAAGGATTAAAACCCAAGGGCGTATTTGTTCGGAGAGGATCTGCGTGTATTCCTCTTAATGAAGCTGGTATCCGTGAGATGATCATGGAGACTTCCGGTAAATCTTATGAAGAATGCAGGAGCCTGAACCAGGAACTGACATTTGAGTCCTTTCAGGCTGAAATGGCAGCCCGAAATATAGAATTCGGTACCGCTCAGATGAAGACTCTGAAGATGATCGGGAGTGATGGGCTGTATACAAACCTTGCGCTTCTCCTGTCAGACCAATGTGTCCACACCATTAAAGTGGCGGTGTTTCAGGGCGTAGATAACGCAGTTTTCAGAGAACGGAAAGAGTTTTCCGGTTCACTACTGAAGCAATTGAACGATGCGTATCAGTTCCTTGACTTCTTCAATAAGACGGAAGCGACTTTTACGGGATTGAGGCGTACTGATCAGCGGGATTACCCGGAGGAGACGGTCAGAGAAGCTTTGCTCAACAGCATCATACACCGGGATTACCTTTTCTCAGGAAGTACGATCATTAATATGTTTGATGATCACATGGAGTTCGTTTCTCTTGGGGGGCTGGTCAGAGGCATTTCAATGGAAGCAATCTTCATGGGTGTTTCTCAATCCCGAAATCCAAATCTGGCTGCGGTTTTCTATCGCCTTGGGCTGGTTGAGAGTTATGGAACAGGCATCAGAAAGATCATGAGGCTCTATCAGGGGTGTGAACACCAACCTATATTCAAATCCGCTGAAGGAGCCTTTACGGTGGAACTTTTCAACCGTAATGAGAATACGGAGAGTGAAGCGAATTCTGTTACTGACACCATGAACAGCCAAACTGAGCCTATGCAGGAGATAGAAGAAATTCGAGCAGCTGTTTACCAGAAGGCGAAAGAGCAAGGCACGGTTACCCGAAAAGAAGTAGAACAGGAATTCGGCTTCGGTTCGACCAAAGCATATAAAGTCTTAAAGGGTCTTTGCGAAGCAGGACAGCTGATGCAGAAGAAGAACGGAAATCGGACGGTCTATGTGCCAGTGAAATGAAACCCAACTTATAAGAATCGATTATAACCCTGTCGGTCAAAAGCCGATAGGGTATTTTTATGCCCGGAAACAGGAGGAGGCACTTTGCAAATCAAATGCGATAAGTGCGGCGCTGTGGCTGAGACCATCATGCCGGAGACAGCGAGTGATGACGATAATGTACTGCGCCGCGCATCCGGACGAGAAGTACGACAGCCCGGACGATTGGCTCCGTGAACGATATGTTCAACGAGAAGAGCCGGGACTCCATGGAGTGGCGCGAGGAAGCGACCCAGGCGGATATGAACCGGATATAACTGAAAAAATGCGGATGCCGCAAAAATTTCAGATGAATGACTTGCTATGTTCACGTACTCTGTGATATAATAGCCTCGTGAAAAAAATGCGGATGCCGCAAAAATTTCATGGAGGTTGTATCAATGCAGTATGCAAGAAAACAATATATGGATCAGCTGATCCGGAAAAAGGACAATGGCCGGATCAAAGTCATTACAGGTCTTCGCCGGAGCGGGAAATCCTACCTTCTGTTCACCCTTTACCGTCAGTATCTCCTGGATCATGGTGTAGGAGAAGACCAAATCGTGGGACTTGCTCTGGACGAGATCGATAATGCAAAATATCGCAATCCCTTTGAGCTGAACAAAGTCGTGAAGGAGCGGATGCCGGATAAAAGTAAACGCTACTATGTATTTATCGATGTAATCCAGTTTGTAACTGAAATTCCTAACCCGTATGTGGATGACCCGAATGAGAAACTCACTTTCATCGATGTAGTGCTTGGGCTGATGAAGATCCCGAATGCCGATATTTACGTGACGGGAAGCAACTCCAAAATGCTCTCATCAGACATTTTGACCCAGTTCCGAGACAGGGGAGATGAAATCCGAGTCAATCCGCTGTCCTTTGCGGAAGTCTACGAACAATATGAGGGTGATAAGCGCGGAGCATGGCGCGATTACTACACCTATGGCGGTATGCCGCTGGTGTGGACGATGGAATCTCATGAGGAGAAAAGCCGTTACCTGCGGGATCTGTTCAACAGGACGTATATCAAAGACGTTCTGGAGCGCCATCAGATAAACAATGATGCGGAAGTTCTGGAGATCCTCCTGAATGTGCTTGCATCCGGCATCGGCTCCCTGACAAATCCAAGCAGGCTGTCAAATACGTTTGCCAGTGAGCGGCAGATTCGGATTGCGCCAGATACCATCGATACCTATATTGGATATTTCATGGAAGCATTCCTGATCCAAAAAGCAGTGCGGTACGATGTAAAGGGGCGGAAGTATATCAAGACGCCCGTCAAGTACTACTACTCTGATCCTGGTCTAAGGAATGCAAGACTTGGTTTCAGACAATTGGAAGAAACGCACCTGATGGAGAATGTCCTCTACAATGATTTGATTCGGCGGGGTTTTGACGTGGATGTCGGTGTGATTGAGCAGAATACGAGGGATGATTCAGGAAAGAACATCCGCAAACAGCTGGAAGTAGACTTTGTTGTAAACCGGGGCGATGAACGATACTATATTCAATCCGCATTAACTATCGATGATCCGGAAAAGAAGGAGCAGGAGATTGCTTCTCTGATAAGAATTCCTGATTCATTCAAGAAAATCGTCGTCGTGAAAGATTATGTGAAACCGTGGCGGGATGATAATGGCATTCAGTATGTCGGTATTGAGGATTTCCTGCTGGATGAGAGTCTCATTTCCAGATAACTAACACTTGAGAAAAAATTGCGGATTGCCGCACAAATTTCAGATAGACCCTGCTGGTGGACACTGGCAGGGTTTTTTCATGCACAAAAACGGATTTCATTAAATCAGCAGTAAATCAAAATTACTGCGAAAGTTCAGAGGAAAAGAGCCAATGCAGATCATCTGTGATAAGTGCAAAGCGGAGATCCATCCGCAGCCGGAAACGCTTCGGGATGGTGAGATCGAGCACACCTTTTTCCGTTGCCCGGAGTGTGGTGTGGTGTACCCAGTGTGCGTAACGGACGAGGCGCTCCGAAAGGACATCGCGGGGTACAACCGTATGCGGCTACTCATCCAGGAGCAGCGATGCACGGAAAAATTCCTCCGGAACGCGGAGGCGCTGAAACAAAAGAATCGGAAACGGACAAGGGAGCTGATGGAGCAATATCTGTCAGTCCCTTTTTTTACAGCCCACAGAGGCTGAATAACACGCCCATGATGGGCAGAAAGGAGGGATCACATGGCTGGACGGATTCAAGGAATCACCGTTGAAATTGGCGGCGATACCACAAAGCTCTCCTCCGCGTTGCAGGGAGTCAATAAAGAAATCAAGAGTACGCAGTCCCAACTGAAAGACGTGGAGAAGCTCCTCAAGCTCGATCCCTCCAATACCGAGCTTCTGTCGCAGAAGCAAAAACTGCTGACACAGGCGATCTCCGAGACCAAGGAGAAGCTGGCCACCCTGAAGACAGCA